GGGGAACTATGCACAGCATTACACTATTCCTCAAGGCAACACCAGCACACAGCGTCAGGCTCTAGGTGCAAGAGTACAAGGGTTCTTAAATACTGTGCAAGGCTACGGTCAGCAGACCCAGCCTACAGTGACTGCAACTATGGGTGGTCCTATTGTCAGCAGACCTATGGATCGTACAGAGCTAGGTGTGAACAGCATGCGCCGCATGACAGAGCAGCTAGAAACTCTCAGGGTGCATAAGAACTTGCTACCTGAGTACAACCAAGGTAATTACTTCACAATGATTAGGGGCCGATGACATGGAAGTCGAACTGCTCTGGAGTACAGTGTTAACAGCAGCTATTAGTATCCTTGCATGGACGTTTAAGAGTAAGTCAGACGAGGTAACACGGCTGCAGGTTCTGTTGAATAGAACCCGAGAAGAGATAGCCAAGGAGTACGTGACTAAGGCTGAGGTGCATGCGGATATTAACCGCATCATTGATAGGTTGGAAGCCCTAGATGCAAAGCTAGATCGTCTGATGGAAAGAAAGATTCACGAATGAAGGTCGGAGCTGAAGGCATTGAACTTATTAAGCACTTTGAAGGTTGCAGGCTTGATGCTTATCTCTGTCCTGCCAATGTTTGGACTATTGGCTATGGTCATACTGCTGACGTAAACGAAGGTGATGTTATCACTGAGCATCAAGCTGAGGCTTTACTTGTACATGACCTAGAGGTATTTGAGAACTACGTTAATAAATATGTAGAGGTATCTCTGTACCAGTACGAGTTCGATGCGTTAGTTTCATGGACGTATAATCTAGGTCCAGGGAATCTCAAAGCCAGCACCATGCTGCGCAAGCTTAACATGTGCTGTTACCGTGATGTACCTGACGAGATACGTAGATGGAATAAAGCAGGTGGGAAGGTACTGCCTGGGTTAGTACGTAGGAGAGAAGCAGAGGCTAGGTTATTCGAAGGCTATGAATGGAGAGAGGCCCCCGGTTAGGGGGCTCCCTGAGCCATCCCTTTAGATCACAACAGACCAGTCTAGCTCGCCAGTCATACCCTTCTGTACGTAGTCAGTAACCCTACGCTCAAAAAAGTTCGTATCCCTAGCACCCATCGTGATGCCGGTTAGCCACTCCATGCTAGCTGGCATTTTCTTTACGTTGAAGTTCCCCTTCAGTCCTAGCTGGATAAGCCTGCGATCTGCAAGGAACCGCACGTACTGCTTAAGATCATCAGCAGTAAAGCCATCAGGCTCATAGATCTCAAAGGCTTTGTTGATGAACTTGTCCTCATGCTTGATAACTTCTCTAGCGATATCATAGATACGCTTCTTAAGTTCATCATTAACAATCCGAGGATGCTCGTGAGTGAACTCACGGAACAGCTTAGCCTCTCCCTCTACGTGCAATGACTCGTCACGCAGTGACCACTCCACTACCTCACACATCCCTAGCATCTTAGCCTGTTGCTTGAACCACAGGAGCATAGCGAAGCTACCAAATAAGGAGACTCCCTCCATAAATACCTGCTTAGCTAGGGTGAATGCCATGTCACTCAGCGTGTTACCAGCAGGCTCAGTCATGAAGTCCCACTTATCTTTCATGTGCTTGTAGTCAAGGAACGCATGCCACTCTGCATCAGGGAACCGTAAGGTTTCAGGGATCAGAGCGTAGGCACGTTGGTGTACTGATTCACGGTTTGCGAAACTTGTCAAGAGATTACTGATCTCATTGTTCTTGAAGTACGGAATCAGTACGTTCTTGTAAGTCTCGCCTACAGCTACATCAGACTGGGTGAACAGGCGTAGCACGTTAGTGATGAACTCTTTCTCACTGTCCGTGATAGTCCCATCGTTCCACTGCTGTACGTCTTGCTGCAGGTTGCACTCTTTCTCATGCCAGTGCAGTTCAATCTCGTGGGTCTGCGTCATCTCCACAGCCCAGGGGTAAGTGAATGGTCTGTATGTCTGGTTAACTTCAGTTAGCATAGTGTTTTCCATAGTTCGCAGTAGTGAATAATCTTGTCGATGTCTTCCTTGGTTGCACCTTTCTTACCTGCACGGCAGGTGTACTTAACAATGCAGCCTTGGATAAAGTCCAGCTTGTTCTTCTGGATGAACTCAATAGGCTGGATTTCGAAGTCTTTGTAGTGACTACCACCTACCTGTTTCTGTAGTGGACTGCTTCCTGTGTTCATTACAGTGATATCAGGATCAGCAATCCTGTTACCACGGTAGTCGGTGAAGTACTTACCTTCAGATACGTAGTACATCCCAGGGTAATCAGTACTGATATCTGTAACCATGTCTTCCTCCAAGTGTGCCCCCACATTCACACTAGGTATGGCACCTAGTTTCTTTGGGTTCATTATGAGTCCTTATGTACTGTGCCCCAGGTAGCAGGGAACACGTTTTCTGATTTCAGAGAGCCACTGCGGATATCCTGCTTCCACTTGACTTTCTCTTCCCAGTTATTCTTCATTGTTTTTTTATTACCGCTGAAGTATCTTGGACGTTCAACTCTACGGTGCTGTAGGTCCATGCCTAGTTCCAGATACCGCTGTAACTCTGTTCCTAGATTCATAACGTAGTTATCCCTCACATCCCATGCAGGTTTCATCGAAGTCATTCAGAGCAACACGCTGTACTTGCTGAGAGAATCTCTCGACAGGTCGCCCGTCTGTCTTCAGGTAGTACAGTCCTTTGATGTTACTCGTCATAGCCTTAAGGTGTACGCTGTTAACGTAGTTCACATCACTCCCCTTGGGGAAGAACAGGTTCAGACTCTGACCTTGACAGATGTACTCTTGACGATCTGAAGCATGCTGGATAATCCAGTGCTGATCGATCTCATTAGCTGTCTTGAATACATCTTTATCATCTTCAGTCAGGAAGTCAAGGTGCTGCACTGAACCCATGTGACTGTTGATACTCTCCCAGATCTCAGGTGTGTTCTTACCGTACTGTTCTAAGAGAGCAATCAGGTACTTGTTACGATACAGAGAGCTACCTGCACGGGTAGACTTCTCAAAGGCATTAGCTTTCCAAGGCTCTATTGAAGCAGAGCAATCAAGAATAATACTGTTATTACTGTTAGGAGCCACAGCCAGAAGATGCGCATTTCGTACTCTTCGTCCATCTGTGTCTCGCCAAGCAGCCAAGTCATTAGGCGCTCCGCGCTCATCAGCCAGTGTCTTAGATTCTTCAAGAGCTTCCTCCTTCATCCATCTGAAGATCACTCTGTTATGAGACTGAGCAATAGCAGACTCTATCGGTACTCCTCGTTTCTGGAGGAACGAATGGAATCCCATAGCGCCCAGCCCAAGAGACCGCTCAGAATCGGCACCGCGACGAGCATTAGCAAGAGCAGGAGGGGCCATAAGAATGAAAAACTCAAGCACATTATCAAGGAATCGTATACAATCCCTGACAATTTGCGTGTGTTTATACTCGTCATATCTTTCCAAGTTAAGGCTGCTGAGGCAACAAACGGCTGAACGGTTCTCTGAAGTCGGGAGATGAATCTCGTTACAAAGGTTGCTTCCATGAATCTTAAGTCCTCTCTGCTTAAGAGCAGGGTGCATAGCTTCATTAGCTAGATCAACCCTGTTCAGATAAGGCTCACCAGTTCTGAACCTAGTCTCTAGGATCTTGAGCCACAGATCTCTAGCAGGCATAGTACGAATAACATCACCGCTGTGTGGGTCTGTCAAGTGCCATGCTGCATCTTGAATCACAGCATCCATGAACTCTTTAGTGATATTCACAGCATGGTGTAGGTTCAGATTCTGTCTGTTGATATCACCTTCAGGTAGACGCATCTGCAGGAACTCAATGATCTCAGGGTGAGATACATCTAGGTACACTGCAGTGTTACCTCGACGGGTAGTGCCCTGGTGATACGCTAGCATGGCTGAGTCAGTGCAGTGCATGAAGGGCACGATGCCAGGAGTCTTACCCCCCTTGGTAGTCTTTGTGCCAATGCTGCGTACATCAGACCAGTGAGAGCCAACACCACCACCCTGCACTGTCATCCAGCGTAGCTCTGTCTCGTGATTAATCAGTCCATTCAGGCTGTCAGGTACGTAGGACAGGAAGCAGGAGATAGGCATAGCCTTGCTGCGTACGTTTCTCTGCAGCCAGTCCTTAGCCTCTGTCCAGCTTAGGCCAGTAGGCCACTCGATGTTAGGCGCATTGCTAAGCACAGGACTGGCAAACATAAACCAACCTTTGCTGGCGTAGTCATAGATCCTCTGGGCTAGGGCTGTGTCACCAAAGCTGTACGCTGTAGCTGCACGAGCAAAAGCTTCTTGCGGACTCTGCTCGCTGTCCAGCA